ACCATGATTCCATGAAATTGGGGCATTCTTTTTCTGAAGAGCACATCTTATTTTTTACGAAAGGGCAGTTATCACCACATGAAGTACATTCCATTGAGTTACCTATTTAGTTTGGTTTAAGGTTGTTTTTGACATAAAATTCCTGTTGCAGCCAAAGGACGCCAAGTGGATCCATGGTTGTGCAATGCTGCTTGAGAAAATCCAGAAGCAGGATCTCCCCCTGTATTACTTGTAAAAGTTTGGCCGCCATTCCCTGCTCTCCATGTTGTTGTGTCTGCGCCACCCCTATTGTTTTTTCCTGGAGTCATGGGTTCAATAAAGTGATTATGGGGAGGAATTTGGGTAACATCTAATCGAATCCCCGTTTGCTGCCAAGTGCCTTGAGGAAGAGATCCTCCCACCGTATATGTGCCCCCTCCTTTCACTGATAAAAGACAGTCTCCTACAGGAAGAATGACCCATCCACTTGGAGCAGTATCTTGGTAAAACCACAGTTGAGTGCCTGCAACAAAACTTACTTGATCGAATCGGAGTTGATAGTGTATGGACAAACAAATCATTGTTGACAGCGGTGCTAGGAAGGGGATCAAATAGCGAGATATCGAAATTTCGTATTTGTGCGATGGTCGCTTTTTTGTCAGTGAATCCTTGATGGATAATCGTTAAATCTTGAGTTGGGTCAATCACACCTGCTGGATCTAAATCGGGTATTTGTACAGGTAAACTCATCTTTGCTCCTTATGATGGAATAATTTTTGATTGACCCCAGGCAATGATCGTCGATGGGTCTGCTGCACCGGTTATGGGAACAGAAGTACCAGAAATCACTCCTAAACTTAGAGTTGCGCTTGAAACTATCGTCAGTGTTAGCGTTCCTCCTACATTGGCTCCAATTGCATGCAAGTAATGTGTTGGGCTTGCCATATCAACGGCATATAAGACACATAGTGAATCGCTTATAGGGAAGATATTCACTCCATCCCCATCAGTGATAATGGCTTGTTCTTCTTGTTGTTTTAACCAATTAAGCCAGCGATAAGTATACCTGCCAAGCCAGTTGAACCAATTCCGAGGAGGAAATTCTAAGCGTGCCCAGCCTTCTAATTTTTTTTCATTGGGAGGTTCAAGAACATTGTTTTGTCCAGATATTGGATCTACAACGTCATTTTCTGCCCATTCAGGCAAGATGCTTGGCTTAGATACCATAATTATCTCCTTAAGGTATGGGAGGTTGAGAGCCGTTAAACATGATTACTTCCGCAAATTGTCCGGCACTGGTCGTAACAATAGGGATTCCAAATTCAGCAAAGCACCCTCCAAAGGAAGGATTAGCTACATTGCCTGCATTGACGGCGAGAAGATCTGTTAGTTCGACTTGAAGGTTTCTTAAATCAAAGGGATCAGTTTCAAAAGGAGATACATAGAGAAGCTCAACGATAGGATCTCCGCTAAAAACAAAAGGAAGAGGAACTCCATAAGTTGCCGTGATGGGTGTATATTGGACGGCTGCTGGACTCACTGATTGAATGGCTGTAACAAGCATTTCTGGTGGATTAGGAAAGGTCTGTCCATCAGTATCCATTTGAAAAGCTGCCGGATAGTACTCATGGTAACGGACTTTAGTCGCTTTTGTGAGAAATTTAAGGACGGTTATGACCTCTTCTGGTGTGGCATTACCTTTGTTAATATAAATTTGAAATCGAAGTTTTTCACGGTAATCATCATCCGATTCATCAGGCAGTCGGGCAAGTCCCAAAATTTGCCCCAATCCATCCAATTGCACACCGACAGCAGTATCTATAGCTCGATCAAATTTTAGATTTTGATCGACATTGTCGATTTCTTGCATTGAAGTGACAAAGGCACGAATAAGCCTTTGAAAACGATTATATTCACCATCAACAAGGCTTTGCTGAAACTGTCCAGCTAAGAGGGCGATCGCTCTTTGAACATGATTTGGAATCAAGACCATTTGATGCCCTCACTTCTCATACCGTCACCGTGATTCGTGTTAAGTCAAAGACGGCCAATTCATTCTCTGCGATTGGGATATCAGCAGTTCCGAAAAGAGGGGAGTCACCAGGTTCATTGGTGGCTGCAATTTGCATGATCCCACTTGCAACGCCAGGGACTGTGAAAATTTGGCAAAGAACTCTTTGTAAGAGGACATCAACACCTATTCCCAAAGAGTTGCCATAGGTGTTGATTGCAGCAGCTACAAGGTCTTGGCCATTTGGTGGAAAAACTTCTTCAGTATAGAGGGTTAACGCAACCGTAACCCAAATGTAGATGGGGGTGGGGCGGCTAAAATTGATTGTCTGTTCTTCACCTTGTGAGTCGGTGATGGTAAACGACGTATTTCCGAACGTTTGGATACCTGCTGGTTTCGTGAGCCAGATTTTATTTGCAACGTCAGCATCAGAGCCTCCTTGTACGACTGCTTCAAAACTTTTTGGAACTCTACCTCCTTTAATCACAGCAGAGGCTTGGGACGCTCCCCCAGTGACTGTAAAATCGCTAGGGGTTATTGAGACCACAATTGCGATCTGCATGTTTAGGGTGAGCGTCCTATTTGCTGTGCCTCCGACTGTGCATGATGCAATCTCAGGTTGGTTCGATAAAAGAATTGCAATTGCATTCATGGTAGCTAAATGGGAAACCGCAAAAGTGACGGTCGGCAATGTCCTCGTGTTAAGGACAATCACAATTTGGTTCCCCGTGACTAAATCCTGATTAAGGACGATCTGAATCGGATCTTGAGTCAGATCTCTATTTTCAAAGACAAAAGCGGAGGTCACTCCTGCCACTTCTTGGAGTAAACGGGCGCGAATAGCTTCAACAGTCGCCGCGCCTAAAAGTCTAATTGAATTATTGCGACGTATCCGCAGCTCGGCATCGGTTTCTATGAAGCGTCCTGTTACTCCAGCTTTGAGATTATTTATGGAAATCCACCCAGAAATAGGAGTGAGAATTTCAGTTAAAGTATTTATGGGAGTGGCTATTGGGGCAAAAGCCTGCGATAAAAAAGTCGCAGGGGAAGATTGGGCAGTGATGCTTAAATTTGAGCCGACATTGATCGAGAAGGGAACATCTGAATCATTCGCATTGATTGTAAATGTATCATTTAAATTGTCTATGGCCAGGACAGGCTGTGGACCCTCATTGATGATTGAAGATAAATTGAGGGTGATTGCATTTATATCGACTGGCTGATCAAAAGTGACTCCATAAGTAGGTTGTGAGGCTCCCCCTGTAATCACAATTGAATTGATCACGACATTATGTCCAAGGATTGGGATCACACTTATGATGTTGGGATTGGTTGGTGTTGCTGAGGCTACTTCGAAGAAAGAGGCAATGTTTGAAGCAAGATCGGCAAGCGTTTGGTCATTATCCGTATTGAAGGGGACGGCCGCCAATTGCGTTCCATTTAGGGTGACTACTATCGAATTCCCAACAACAAAGCTTCCTGTAAAAGTAATAATTGGCAAAGAATATGTAAAAGCTTGGTTATTAACTATGACGGTGTAGGCTTGAAAAGCTAAAGCTGTGACCAATACAGTCGCCGAGGCGGCATTTGATCGGGTGATGAAAGTGTTTTGTTGGCAAAAAAACACATCGCCAGTAATGGGAATTCTCGCCAGAGCACCCTGATTAATCAGAGTTCCCTCTAGACCTGCGCAAACTGCTGTTACTTTTGTTTGTTGTGCAGCAAGTCTTGTAATAGCATTTAGCTGAACCACATTATCAAGGCTAATTCCCTCGGCTGAATTTGGGTATTGGCTGAAGTAAACGTCTTCCATATTTTCCCATAAGTCTGCGAGAACTTTTGAAAAAACACCGATGAGTTGGCCAAATATGGATTGTGGGTCTAAATTGATTTCTCCAAATTCAGCAAGCAATTGATTTTCTAAATCAGCTTTAATGTCAGCAAGCCTTTTAGCTCTAAAACCTTGAGGAGTTAAACCGAATGTCATGCTAATAACTCCTGCGTAAGAGTAATTTCACCCTGGATGGTGCTTACTGAAAAAGTGACAGAGTAAATGCGGCGTTGATCATCAAAATTGCTTGTAAAACTCAGTATTTCACTGACACCAGGCGTATTGAGAATTTCTTGTTTGAGGACACTTTCTATACGGATTTGATTAGGAGCTTTGATGAAAAAATCTTGATAATAGGAAACTCCTGCTGAAATATCTAAAAACCATTCACCTAAAATAAAGCGCAATCTAATCGCTAAATTTTGAGTAATTTGGTCTTGATTTTCAACAAGCTGTAAATCAAAATCTTGTAATAAAAGATCGCCAGTTGTTTTATCCAGCGCGATATCTTTCATGCAGCCTCGTTAACTCAAAAAAAATCCTAACTATTTTGTTGGGGTATTTGAGTAATTGAGACTGTTGAGTATATTTGCAGCTTTTAAGAGATTGATCCCTTAATTGAGTCTAAAGCAAGTTTTAAGGTTGAGTAAGTGGGTCCTGCGCCTTGGAAAATTGGACTGCCTGAGGCTGTAGTCACAGATGTTATCAAAATTCCAAGTATGCTGCTGACGATGTCAAGGACTTCCGTTGAAGCATTTCCTATCGCCACCTTCGAAGCTGTTTCAATTTGGATATCTCCACTAGCTTTAATTCTTATACTAGAGTTTTTGTATGTTAAAAGCACGTCTTCGTTATTTTCGGAAAAAGAATTCTCTGAAAATGGCATTAAACCCATGAAAGCAACAGCATCTGAAAGATCAAATTTTCTGGGATCATTTGGCGCGACTATACCACCAGTTGATTTCCAAAGATCTGTACTTCTTTCAATAAACAAAAGTAAACATGTATCACCTTGAAGGACTGGGAAAGTTAGACTAGCTCCTCCTGCTCTGGGAAAAATTACAGGCACATTATTTAAAATGGGCATTTCTTGGGTTGTGCCATCAGTGTAGCTTTTTTTCAGTGCAGGTTGGATCGTTGCCTTTTGCTTTGTATTATCATAGGAAATAATAATGCCAGGAAGAGCTGTGTGAACATCATATAACTGAAATAGCACAGCTTGTCTCATAG